ATTCTTTTCCATCGATTGTGACTGTGACATTGACTGGAGGGTTGACTCCTGCAATAACACCTGCACCCAAGCCTCCCATAGGGCCGACTTGGGCATAAGAATTAGCAGGTACATTGAAGTCAGGGATGACACCACTACCGCCTTTGCTTGGCGCAGCGCCTACCATCGAGGATGCTCCCATGCTTGGCGCTATCCAATTACGATAAGGATTAGGAGCCTCTGGAGTAGCAAGCAATAAGGCGTTAAGATCATTCTGGCGCTTAACTGCTGCATCTAGTTGCCCCGTCAATTTACTTGCTGCCGATTCGTTCTTGTCTAATAGTGCGAGTTGAAGACCTAATGAAAGGCGATCAGTTTCGCTAATCTGTCCCTTAAGAGCTGCTGTCAGTCCAATGCGTTGAAGATCTAATATACCAGCGGCTTTGTCAAGTGCTGCCTTTGATTTTGCATCTGCTGTAGTTTTCTTTTGCAGCGCAGCTAATTCTTTGTTGCGCTTAAGTGCGTCAGCTTCTGACTTTTTACGAGCTGCAATTTGAGCAGGCGTGTCATAAATACCGATAGGCATTGATCCTAAATAGCCCTGCGTAGGGCCTAACGCCTCTCTAAGTTTTTTACCTTCCTGCAAAAAGTCATAAATGAAAGGCCCTATAAATGGAACTGCTTGCAATAGATCAGCGTTGAAAAGTTTAGATACTCCGGGTATCCCTTTTAGTTGGTCAAGAAATAAAGAAAAACCTACGACAGTATCGGATACCGCAGTAGCAAGATCCATCATAGATTTAGCAATAGGCTCAATGCTGTTTTTGCCGCCCAATATGGTAAGGCTATCCATTAAACCTTTACCTATAATTTCTTGAGCTTCTCCTGCTGCTGTAGATAATATGCCTAATTGACCAGCGTAAGTATTTAAGTACGCAGCGTTAGCGCCAGAGAATTGTTTATTAAGTTTATCCTGTACGTCTGAGAACTTCATTGTCTTCAGTTCTGCAACGCTTAGACCTAATGAGTATTTTCTAAGGCCGCGTGTCTGGCCCACATAAGCGGATGTAAGATCCGAGACTACTGTAGAAAAATCGACGCCGCTTCCTCTTGATATATCTAGCGCTTGTGTGAGTAGTTCTGTGGACTTGGCGACTGATCCTGTCGTCTGCAATAACTTCTGCATACTTGGACGAAGAACGTCATCTGTAACGCCTGAAGCTTTAGATAAATTACTTATAAATTGTTCAATACGCGGTGCCTCAAACGCTAACCCTAGATTTTTAACTGATAGGGCAAGTTGAGAAGCTGCCTTCTGATCGGCAATAAATGCTTTAGCCGCTTGCTTACCAAAATTGATAACGGCGGCAGTAGATAAACCAATGCCTGCTGCGCCCGCTCATTTCTTTACAGATGACTGTAAACCTTTGACGCCTTTATCTGCTTGCTTTAATCCTTTATTGTCAAAGATTGCCGCAATGCGAATTGCTAGACTTGAATTAGCTGACATTAGCGACCTCTGTAATCTCTATTGACGCCCTTGGTAACTGCTAGAGCTGTGTCCATTGACTTACCTATAGCCTTTAATACGGCTGCGTTAGTCTTACCTTGATCTTCTGCCCATGCCCTAAAGAGTAAACGGCCTTTGGTTTTTCGAGTACGACGTCCTGCAACGCCTGACTGTTGGCTATCGACCAACGGTGGCAATGCACCAATAAATTGACGGCCTGCATACGGGTTAGCAGATTGGCTCTTTGTCTTATCGCTACTACGCTTCTGATATCCAGCCTTGCGTGCAGAACGTGTGCCAGCATCTGTATAAACATCGACTAGTGGAGCTTGTCCTCTACCTTCTGGCCCTGAAAGACGTCCGGCAGTTTCATAGATCGATCCAGCTGCACTTTTATTAAAAATGGTTGCAATCGATCTGAAGCCGCGCTTGTTAGGCTTTGATGGAGCTGTGCTATATCCAAGTCCACGCTTAATATCGCTAGAACTAAAGACGCGATTTTCCCAGACGCCTACGGCTTTACCCCATCCTGAAAGTGGAGCATCGCTTGGAACAAAACCTTTAGCTTTTACAGCTATAACTTTGAGAAGGGATCTAATCTCTTTCTCAGTTTCTTTAGCCAGCGCTGGCTCAATCTTTTTTAGTGCCTTGCGAAGTTCAAGTGCGCCTGTTACTTCTGTAGGCATCGCTCTGCTCCTTCGCTCGGTCTTTCAATGCTTTCAGTAACATCTGAAGCATTGATGGATCTAAATCAATTAAGTATTGTGGAGGGATAGCCGTCTCAATGCTCAATCTAGCTATGAGATAGTGGATGCTATCCCTGCCTAGGCCAAAGGGTCAGACTCTGCAACCTCTACACTCTTTAGAGTTTCGAGAAAGTCTGCACCAAATGGCTTGACTGTGACTCCACTTAGTCGAAGGCCTTCCCATGCAAGCCAATAGACATCTGACTGCTTTTCATCATCGCGAAACGCTTTGTGAAATCCCTTTTTAGCATATAGCTCGAACGCGTATTCGAGGCGAGGTGTGATCTCGATCTCGGTAACGGTATCGTCCGCTAGTGTGACTATTAACTTTGCCATGCTGTGCCCCTTTGTTTAGTTTCTTAGAATGTGCCTGTTGTTGCAACTGCGATAGTACCAGAGACGTTGAATGTGAGGCTCTGTGTTGAAAGATCCCCTACTGCGCCGTTGATGTCTGTCGTGCCGTTTATTAGGCATGTCATAGTATATAAAGGATTGGTCGCAGATACTGCGGTTCCCTTTGTCTGTAGAAGCACCACTGTGACGTTAGTTCCCCATGCAGCTTGCAAAGTCGCTAGGACATTCGCAGATGCTGTGTCATTAAGGAAGTCAATGGTGACAGATGAAGCCTCAAGTCCTTTTACAAATTTGTGACCTGAGTCACCCATTGCAGTTACTTCTAGTTCATCGAAATTTCGGTTGAGTGTTACAGCTGTAACGTGGTCTGATAGATCGACGGAATTAACCTTCACGCCGACGTTATTGGTCATGAATACTGCCATGAGATTATTCCTCGTCTTTCTTAGTAGTTACTGGCTTTGATGGTGCTACCTGCCCGATTTTGATCAGGAAGGCCTCTTGCTCTTTTTCCCACTCGGACATTTTAGCTCCAACTCGTTAGGACTGAGATATTTATATTGCATGTAAGTAGATCACCCGATGCGGCATTAAGTACGGCTGGAGCCGATACTTCTGTCACATTGTAAGTGTATGAAGATGCAGCGAGTAGGCCAAAGACCCGGACGATATCATCTTCAATTCCATTGAGGTTGCCTTCATTATCTAAAAGGGGAACCATAATTGAGATAGTAAAATTAGCCATTGGCGAAATTGACGCATGCCATCCGTTAGATGGTGAAATGTAAGGATCGCTTGGACTAATTATAACGCTGTTAGCAATTACAGTAGCTGGAGGGAATGCAAAGACTGAATACTTTGTATTATCGGTAAGAGCTGAGGCGATGCCTGCGCGAAGTGTTGAAATGGCGGCCATTAGCCCACCATTGAACGCGGATCGAGATAAGGTGCAAGCAGGCCTCTGACCCTCGCGAGGAGTGTGTTACCCATCCGATAAGGAGAAGGTGCGTATCCGTCGATTGAAACTCCGCCAGAAGATGGCGCTTGGCGAGACTGCCAGATGTCAATCGAAATCATGAGGGATGCTTCTTGAATCGCTGGAATCGTCGAATATGTATTCTGAGTAACGCCTGAAACGATACCGTAAGGCACGACTGGATGATATTCACTAGCTGTTGGGCTTCCAGTTACTGCGTAAGTTATTGTGTATTCGCCAACGCCAGTAATGGTTTTGGTGCCGTTAAAAGGCGAGCCATTCTTAGTAATAACTACTGATTGCCCAACGTAATAAGTGTTGGTAACTACTTCGTCAAAATATAAGGTTCCCTCTGTGGTCGTGTTGCTATGACCGACGTTAAAATTATCGTTTGTCCATAGAAAAGGAATCAACACATTGTCTGCTGCATCGCAAACTTCTTGAAGGGTTGCGTCATTGTAAAGTGAGCCAACTCCAAGTGCGCTCCGAAGAGTCGCTATGGATGTTATCGACATTTGATCTCCTTTCTAAAGACTCGAGGGGCAGAAGGGCACTGCCCCTCGAGCGACTTAGTTACTTACAGATTATGTAAGATTGTAGCGGCGTACGCCTTTTCCTGATTTGCCCACGTAAATTGCTAAATAGCCATATAGTGCAATTTGGATTTGACCAGTACCAAGCAAGTTAACGCGAAGCTCTGTAGCTGGTGATTCCCATGTGTAAACTGATCCCGGAGCAACCAAGAATGCTGAATCATCGATCACGCCAGCTGTTGTGATGTTGTGATCTACGATGAGGTTAGCACCAAGAACGTTGCCGACTGTTGATCCCTGTGATACTGCACCAGAAGCATTTTGTGGCTGTGATGCTGCATAAAGAGGACGCTTGTTATCATCGGCATAACCCATGATTGCAGCCCACTGATCAGTCGAAGCTACGAGCTGGTTAGCGTACTCTCCACCTGTTCCCTTGTATGCTGCTGCTGATTCTGTAGCGATGAATGACTGTAGTCCAGCTGCTGTTGCTGCTGTTGAAGTTGCAACTGTTCCAGATGTAGCAAATGCTGATAGAAGCGCTGTATCTGTTGCCTTCTCGTACGCCTTGCGAAGTTCTGCCATAAGGAGTTCCATGAATGCAGGAGATGAGCGGTCGATGAGCTCAAATGAGACCTCGTTAAGACCTGAGTACTTCTGGATTGAAACTGTGTCGTAAGCAGAAGTCATGCCTGTCTCAGATGTTGCCGAT